ACAGGAAATAATCCATCAATTGACGCTTCAGGTGGTGATTCAAATGTAGGTATCGCATTAAAAACAAAAGGAACTGGAGTAATTCAAGCAGAAGATTCAGGCGGAAACGTATCTGCAGTTAAGATTGCAGGTAAAGAAACTATTTGGGTTCCTGCGGTAGCTATGTATCCTAACACTACAAATGGTGCAGAAGCTGCACAAGTAGAATTATCAAATGGCCCTGAAATTAAAGTTTTAGATTTTGACAAAGATTCAGATGAGAATGCTCAATTTGCTGTTGCATTTCCTAAATCATGGAACGCAGGAACAGTAACTTTCCAAGCATTCTTTACAGCTACTTCAACAGATACAGGAACTGTATCTTGGGATTTAGCGGGAGTTGCTTTAGCAGACAATGGTGATTTAAATACCGCTTTTGGAACAGCAGTTGCGCCTACAGCAAAAGCACACAGTGGTACATCAAATGATTTAGACGTTACAGCAGAAAGTGGAGCAGTTACTATTGCGGGCTCACCTGGTGATGATGAGTACGTTTTCTTCCAAATAACTAGAGATGTATCAGACGATACTTTAAACGCTGATGCAAGACTATTAGGAATTAAATTATTCTTCACTACAGATTCTGCTAACGATCTATAAGGAGGATAAATGGCAGGATTCGGTTATCAAATTTTAGGATTTGGATCTGGAGGTGAAGCAAAAGTAGAATACTCTATGGACTTTTATATCGTTGCTGGAGGTGGTGGCGGCGGCGGTGCCAAAGCTGGAGGCGGCGGAGGCGGCGGTTCAAGAGCTTTTAGTTCACAATCATTATTTACAGGAGACGTAGGAACAGTAACTGTTGGAGCTGGAGGAAATGCTGGAGGTTATCCAAGCCCACAAGCGGGTAAAGGAGGCACTTCTTCTATAGCTTCTACAACAACAGGATTTACAACTTTAAATACTACTGGAGGTGGTTTCGGAGCCAACACATCTAATGCAGGTGGAACTGGTGGCTCAGGCGGAGGTTCTTCATGGCCACAAAGCACACAAGCTGCAGGGAACGAAGGAGGCTACAGCCCCCCTGAAGGAGGTGATGGCGGTGGTGGTGCGGCCCCTAAAGCTGCTGGAGGTGGCGGAGGCGGTGGTGCTTCAGGTCAAGATGGACAACCCTCTCCAAATGGAAGTACCGCAGGAGTAGGCGGTAATGGAACTGCAACAAGTATTTCAGGATCATCTGTCACTTTAGCAGGTGGCGGCGGTGGTTCTTTCCAAGGAAGTAATCCCCCTAGTGCTGGTGGATCTGGTGGCGGTGGCGCTGGAGGCGGCAGTGGAAACGGCGGTAATGGACAAGCTGGATCAACAAACACCGGTGGCGGTGGTGGCGGAGGCCAAGATGGCCCTATTAGACCTGGAGGAGCAGGAGGTTCTGGAGTCGTATTTGTAAGAGCACCAACTGATGCTTATGATGTTATAACTATTACTGGATCATCAAATACAAAAACACAAACACCTTCACCTGATGGAACAGCAACATTATTAACTTTCAATGAGTCAGGAACTTTCACGATAGGTTAATTATGGCACATTTTGCAAAATTAGATGAAAATAATATAGTAACTAATGTTGTAGTTATCGGAAACGATGTTCCAACAAGTGACGGACCTTTAGGAGAAAATGATATGCATCCAGATGGTGAAACCTATACTGCAAACTTGTTAGGTGGCCGTTGGAAACAAACTTCTTACAATCACAATTTTAGAAAAGAATATGCAGGAATAGGATTTACTTATGACGCCGCAAAGGATAAATTTATAAGACCTCAACCTTATGCTTCTTGGTCATTAGACTCAGACGATAATTGGCAACCCCCAGTGGCAGAGCCTGAAGGAGAACATCGTCAATATACACACCCAGAAAACGGTGTAGAGGACTATAGCCACATTCGTTGGGATGAAGAAAATTTAAGATGGATCGCCATGACACATGATAATCCTCCTGTTGAGTATGTTTGGAATCCTGACACATCTACTTATACAGCTTTATAAAGATTAAAAAATAGTATATAAGTTTTTTAAAAAGAAATATGAATTTAAAATATACGTATTGGTTCTTTAAATCTGTTTTATCAGATAAATTTTGTAAAAAAATAATTGATTTAGCAAAGAAAAAAGAAAAAATAGTGGCTAAAGTAGGGGGTGATAGGACCGATAAAAAAACTAGAGACTCTCTTGTGTTGTTTTTAAATGACCCAATAATATATGAAACTCTAGGTCCTTACATACACACAGCTAATAAAAACGCTGGATGGAACTTTCAATGGGAGTCAACTGAAGAAGCTCAATACACTGAGTACAACAAAAACCAACACTACAGATGGCATCAAGATGCTTGGGATCAAGCTTATAAAAAAGTGGATGAACCTCTTACTTATGGAAGAATTAGAAAATTATCAGTTAGTTGTTCATTAAATGATTCAAAAAAATATAAAGGTGGAAATCTTCAGTTTGATCTATCTACACCAATAAAAAAAGATAACATCATAACTTGTAAAGAAATTTTACCAAAAGGATCTGTTGTTGTATTTCCTTCTTTTGTTTGGCACAGAGTAACACCCGTTACTCAAGGAACTAGACAATCTTTAGTTTTATGGAACATAGGGAATCCTTATGTTTAAAAATTATAAAGTATTAAAAGGAATAATAAATAAACAAGTTTGTGATATTGCCTTGGACTATTGTGAACTAACAAAAACTAAAGCTAAATATTTAGTTTCCAATAATTTAGTGCCTTTTAATTCTGCCGTTTATGGAATTTTTGGTGATGGTCAAGTTCCTAAAAAAGATGTTTTTGCTTACTATGGGAGTGAGTTTTTTGATTCTTTATTAGTGTATTTAAAAAAAGATATGGAGAGAGAACTTAATAAAAAACTAAAATGTATGTATTCTTACTTTAGGATTTACACTAAAGGCAGTGTGTTAAATCCCCATAAAGATAGAGCAGCTTGTGAATTTTCTACAACTTTAAATTTAGGTGGAGATCCTTGGCCTATTTATTTTTTGATTGATGGCAAAGAGATTGAAATTACATTAAAACCTGGTGACATGATAATTTATAAAGGGTCTGAACTAAAACATTGGAGAAATAAATTTAAAGGCAAAAGATGTTATCAAGTTTTTTTACATTATAATGATATTAAAAGTAAGGCTCCTATGTATGACGGAAGAGCTGTTTTAGGAAATAATATTTAACACGATGTATGATATAAAAGTTATAGATTTATTTAGATATCCATTAGGAGTTATTACTCTTAAACAAGATCTTAAAGAATTAATGAAATTTATTAAGGAAGTAAAAAGAAATGAAAGAAGTGTTCTTAAATCAAATCGAGGTGGCTTTCAAAGCCCATCTGATATTGAAAAATATAATAAACCTGTGTTTAATAATTTATATTCAACTATATTTAAATTAGCCGGAAAATTTTCTAGTATATACAATTTACGAAAACCAATTAAATATAGCAATGCTTGGATAAATATAAATCCGCCTTATAGTTTTAATAATCCACACACTCATCCAGGATCAGCTATTAGTGCTGTATATTACATAAAAGTACCTAAGAATAGTGGAAATATTGTTTTTAAAAGACCAGAAAAATTTGTAGGTTATTTAGACGAGAATAGTTTTCACACATATAATTCTTTTAACGCTTACGCACAAAATTTTGTACCAAAAGAAAATCAATTGTTTTTATTTCCTAGTTGGATGGAGCATGAGGTTGGTCAAAATTTATCTAAACAAGATAGAATATCATTAGCTATAAACTTTGAATGCACACAATAACTGAAATTAAAAAATATATTTATTTCTATGAAAAACTAGATGATGTTCACATTAATCATATTATTAAATTAATTAAAAAATTTTCTTGTCCTAATATAAATCTACCTGGGCTAAAAACAATTAAGAGTGATTGGGATGTCTCACCAGATGTAGAAAGAGAATATTTTGATTATTTTGTTAATAATGCAAAAGATTTTCAAAAACTATTAATGAAAAAATTAGATGTTAATAAGATCGGTGTAGATAATTTCTGGTTTCAAATATACTCAAAAAGCGATTATCATCATTGGCACACACACCCAAGAACTAACTTTACAAACATTTTATATTTAAAAGGTGGAGAAGAAATACAAACAGAATTAAAAGGATTTAAATTAAAAAAATTTATTTACCCAGGAACCATACTGACCTTTCCTTCTTTTATAAAACATCGTTCTAAAATAAATAATTCTGGAGATGAGAAAATAGTTATATCCTTTAATACGAGTGTAGAATAATGATAATAAATTTATTTCCAACGACTATTTCAAAAACTAAAATAAACTATAATGTAGAGAAGCAAAATTCTATTTTAAAAGAATGTGATTCATTTAAGTTTGATTCAACCTCTCAACATCCTGAATTAGCTAAAATATATTCAGAGGTTTCTAGAGATAAATACATATTTTCAAACACAGTATTTAAACAAATTAAAAAAGATATTCTTAAAGAAGTAAATAATTTTACTAAAAATATATTAAAATATAATAATGAATTTGTTGACACAACCTCGTGGTTAACTCGAACTAAATTAAACTGTAAGTCTGATTTTCATTTTCATAATAATGCTATGATGTCTTGTGTATTTTATCTATCTGCTTTCAAATCTACTTTTATAATTAATAATGTAGTACAACAAGGATTTGAATGTATTCCCTCTGAATGGACAGAACAGAATTGTAAAGAAATAACCTTTACAGTAGAAACAGGAGATTTAATTATATTTCCTTCTTACTTAAAACATGCAATAGGAATAAACAAAGATAATAAAATTAGATATTCTTTGGCTGCTAATTTTATACCGATAGGTAAGTTTGGAAAGAATGACTCAGAAATCAATATTAAAAAGATTTATTAAAAATTTACAATCTTTTGAATATCCAGACTCAAAAACGTCTTGGAATGTAGCAGGTATTTTAAAAAATCAAAATGCCTTTTATAAGTTTGATGTTAAGGATATGTATAAACTGTCAAATGGAGAGCTTGTTAGATCAGGTAAAACTAATAGTAAAGCAGATAAAATCGTGCTTGAATTTAAAAACAAGTGGGTTATCATAGACACGAAAGAATTATATAGTTATATTAAAATAAATAAGACTAAAAAAGTTTATTTAGAAACATTATTAAATAAATTAGAATGGAATATACTTATAGATAAATGAAAGTTATTGACAATTTTTTACCAAAGGAAGAGTTTTTAAAGCTTCAAAATGCATTCATGTCTCAAGAAATGCCTTGGTATTTTCAACCTTCAATAAATAAAAATCATCGTAAAAGTGATTTAGACTGCTATTTTACTCATGGTTTATATTACCAAAATCATGGCTATAGTAATTATTTTGACCATGTAAGACCAATTGTTAAGTCTATTAATCCAAAAGCATTAATTAGAATTAAAGCAAACTTATATGTTAAGACTGAAAAAATAGAGATACACAAACCACATGTAGACTATGAGTATAAACATAAGGGAGCTATATTCTACGTAAATACGAACAATGGAAAAACCATTTTACATGATGGGACTAAAATCGATTCTGTTGGAAATAGGCTTTTATTGTTTGACTCAAACAAAGAACATAGTAGTAGTTCTACCACAGACTCTAAATGTAGAGTAAATATCAATTTTAATTATTTTTAGGAGATTTATTTAGACTATATTTTTAGCCAGAAATTAGTATAATAAAAGACTATGGCATTACGAAAAGTACAATTTTTACCTGGATTTAATAAACAACTAACTGAGACTCAAGCTGAAGGGCAATGGGTTGATGGTGACAACGTAAGATTTAGATATGGTTCACCAGAAAAAATAGGCGGTTGGAATCAATTAGGAACTGACAAACTTACTGGTGCAGCGAGAGCTATGCACCACATCGTAAATAGTAGTGGAGTAAAATATTCGATTATAGGAACTAATAGAATATTGTATGCATACTCAGGAGGTGTATTTTATGACATACACCCGATTCGAGAAACAAATACACTGACTAACGCTTTTACTACGACTAACGGATCAGCTGTAGTTACGATAACTTTTTCTACAGGACATGGCTTAAATCCTGGAGACATAGTTTTATTAGATAATTTTACTACGATTACAAACTCAAACTTTAGCTCTTCTGACTTTGATGATAAAAAATTTATGGTAACCAGCACACCAACCAATGTTACAATTACAATAACGATGCCATCAAATGAATCTGGATCAGGTGCTACAACATCTGGAGGTATTAGAGTTCAATCTTATTATTCTGTTGGACCTGCAGAACAGTTACCGGGTTTTGGTTGGGGATTAGGTTCTTGGAGCGGTGAAGCGGCGAACCCACAAACGTCAACTTTAAACGGGGCGTTGTTAGATGACAC